AAATCCTTTTGACTTTGAAGGAACAGCACGCTCTGTGACGCCGCAACTAGCTCAGCCTGGCACTTTGAGCCGGGCAAGCGTTGATGTAGTTTCAGCTGTGCTGCTTCGCTGCGCCCTTGGAGGGCGCGTTGAGCCTAGGTGTGCGACTCCAGTGGTTTCCACGCGCGCTGAAGGAAAGCGCGTGCGTGAGCCTGAAAGTTTGGAGAGAGAAACTGGCTATACGCCTCCAGGGTGGATAGGGTATGAGCCGCAGGGGCACAAGTACTTCAAGCCACACGCGGTGGCGCATGAGAATTTGGAGCAACCGTTCTCGCTTTTCTTGGACTACGGTTTGCTCATTGACTGCCCCCCAACTGCAGATCCTCTGCATTCCACCCCACACGAGTTCCTCGTCATGAAAGCAGCCGGCGTCTTGCGAACGATGGCTGTGATGCGTCGGACGGTCGATGCGGCGCGCGAAGAGCACTGGCTCCTTGAGCGAATCGGGCTCTCGCGCGACAACGTCCTTCAGGCCTGTTGGCTAAGGTGGTGCTACGGAAAGATGACCGCGATAGCTGTCGAGTGGCGCCACCTGAACAACTTCATGACGATTCAGGGCTACGAGCCGACCCCAGAGCTTATCGGGCGGGACCTATTACTGGACTCTTGCTCTTCTCGGAGCTCAGCGTACCTCGTCGCCATGACGGACTTCTCGGACCTACCCTGGTTCGTAGAGGCAAAGGAACTCGCCCAAAAACTCCCACCTCCGGTGCCTCAGGAACTGGGTCCCCGACCGTTGGCGAGCTTACTATTGGCTCTTGCCGGGATCCTCGAAGGAATCTTCATGTGTAACCCGGTCCACTACGAGCGCTTCTATCTCGAGCTGCTGAGTGAGGGAGTGCGTCCTGCCCCTTTCTCTTCTGAAGCGGCCCTGATAATACACCGTGATGAGCGCGGGCTTTTCTTTGGAGATCATTGCTCCGGACGACCCAGCTCTAGCTGGATTCCCCCGATTTCTTCTTCGCCCGACAACGGCCCGGACAACTTCCTGCCCTACTTCAAGTGGCACCCCGACCAGGCTGAGGCAGCTCAGGAGCTCGCGCTTTACTACGGGATGCAGTTTACAAAGCCGCTTCCCTGCTTTGAGTATTACGGGCGCTATCAACCGTGGGGTGGAGAGTGCCCCCTTGTTGAGGGTAAGGCTGAGGTCCACGCCGTCGTCAACTCCGAGCAACAGGCACGCAAGGGGATGACCGAAGTCTTCCTTAGTTGCCTCGACGCACTCAAGCTCGACTGCAATGCTACGGCTCGAACTTTGCGCCTACAGCAGCTTTTCGACGCTCGCAAGGATGATCTGTATGCCTGCGTCGTTTCAATGGCTACTACGTCTTCGAGGCGCATCAACCCCCTGCGCGACCTCATCTCGGAAGTGAACGCCTTGAAGGCGCGCACTTTCCAGGAAGCTCTCTCAGAGGCTCTACGACTACACCGCGCGCACAAGAACGAGACTCTGCGCCAGACGGCGCTTCACGCCCGCGTTTTCAAGGTGACGCAAGGCGTGCGCGACCGCGAGGCGGGCGATCGGCACATGCTCGACCAGATGGCTGAACACGAGCGTGTGCGTATGCTGACAGAGTATTACGTGGAGTACCAGCGCCTACGGTGCCTAGCTCCGATTCCCGCTCCTGCGCCTCAACCTGACTCCCGTGAAACTCCCCCGACCCGGGCCTCAAGTGCCTCGGGCAGGGCGTCACCCGATTCCCGGTCAACCCCTCCATTTGTTGAAGGAGGCCGTTACAACCAGAACGGGTACTGGGAGACCAGCACCTCCAACACTCGCTATAGCGACACTTCGGAACAAGGGCGGCAGTACATCGACAACTTCGCCGATGAGTGGTTTGGGTCTTATGCCCAGTCCCTAACGGGAGAAGAGAAACGGCGGATCTTGATGGCGGACAACTTGGCTCAAGAGCTAATGGAACGCCACCAAGGTTTCGACGCTCCGGTCCCAGGGTCTGAGAACTGGCTTCAAGCGGCCATCGACGAGTGTCTGCGCCTTAAAGTCGAGAACTACGACACTGGAGTGGAGGTGGCTGGTGACAGCCTTCAGGAAGTGGCTGCTAATATGCGCAACCGAAGGCAACTGGCTAACTTGGAGGAGGCGATGCGCCACCTCCGTCGTTCGCGCCAGGGACACGTTGAGGGACTCGGAGACTCTCCGGATGATCAGGGTTTCCAGCGCGGTTGTGAGGAAGCGCGTCTGCTGCTTGCGGCCCGATACGACCAGCGCAGCGCGCTGCTAGAACACGCAGAGGCTGTGTGGAAGGCCCACCCTTCGATGTTTGCCGAGTGGCTGCGCCGCGTTCAAGCGCACGCCTCACAGAATAAGGCCCGCCGTGTGATCGTCTGCGGGCAGAAGCTCGACCCGTATGGGCCGATTGATAACATCAAGGTGGCTTTCCTCCAGCACTTCTTGAAGGCACTCCATAGCGAGCGGCCTCCAATCGTGGACCGCGGCCTCCCGAACCCGATCGGAGACGTCACTCTCTTCGGAACTGGCGACGAGCTAGTCGCCATGTCTCAGACTGGAGACCGCAAGATTGTCATCAAGCGCGGTTCTCCTGTGCCGAACATTCCGAATGATTTGAAGTCTGCCATCACTGTGGCGGAGTCCTCCCCAGAGGCTCTACCCCCAAAGGGAAAAGGAGTTCAGAAGGTGCGGGTTGAGGGTGTCGGCGCCTCTGTTCCAACTGAGGTGCGCTTCCCCTTTACCATCGCCATACCCTCGACGAATTCCCTCCACTTGGCCCCATTACTTGGGCTCACGACTTTTCACACTGACAAGAACCGCTGCCTTGCGACTTTCATCACTCCACTGCGCGGTCACGACCTTGCAGCCTACTTCCCGTGGTTTAAGCTCAAGGCGGGTTCTGCCGTCTTTGGCGAGCCGCTGGCCTGCCATGTCGCCACCGACATTGTTGGAGCCAAGGGCGAGCTGTTCCCCCATCTCGGGACGAAGCTCTTTGGTGCCTTCATGGTCATGAACGTTGTGCTCAACCTTCCGAAGGCGATCCTTGAGGGTCAGCAAATCACGCAGCCTGCGAAGGCTCAGTGCAAACCAGGAACTCCGGTCTCCGTGACCCTCCGCGAGGTCACTGGCAGCCTGACCACCTCCGTGGGAGACGGCGAGGTCGCTCAAGTATCGGCAGCTTACGAGTTGGCCGACGACGAGATTGCCCACACCGCCGGAGTCCAGTTCAAGGACGGGAGCTCACAGGGTTGCTGCGGCTCTCTCGTGTACCTCCAGGTCGGAAAGAACTTGGGGAAGCGCTTGGTGGGCGTGCACTACAAGTCCGTTCCGAGGATGAAGGTGAACATCGCCATTGCGCTGCCGGCTGGCACGCCGGCGACGCACCCGAACCTCATCAACTGACTCCTTACCGAGACTCTTCCCGGCGCTCAGTTCTCTGTGGCTGGGAGGAGTCTCGGTTCTGATGGGGTCTCGTTGGCAAAGACCCCCTTCGTCGGTAAAGCGTTTGTAGCGCAGTGCACGAGGAACCACCGGGTGGACCCGGCGTACGTGTCTCACGTTGACGCCCGTGGGGGCGTCGAGCGCATCCCCGAAATCTTCTCGGGAATAATCTGTGGGGCGGCGGCCTTTTCGGACGACGCCTTCAAGGTGACCATGAAGCTCTTTTTCGAGGCTGCGCTGAAAGGTGGGTACGTGCGCGGGAAGCGAGGTCGGCTTGAGGACCTCGTTTCAGACAAAAACAATGACGCGTCGCCTAGCGAGCCCTTTGATGTAAGGTTCGCAACGTGGCGTGACATGTTCAAGGTTATGTCGATCAGTTCGGTAGAGGCCCTCGTTGAGAAAGTCGAGGCTGCCAAGGATTACATGCCGATCAACCGAACTAAGATAAAGCGCGACGGGTACTCCCTGAAGAAGATCCTCGGCCACTTGTGGCGGGGAATTCAGGGTGCGGACCCCGTAACCTTGTTTCTTCAGCAGAAGTGGCTGGCCCCTTTGGTAGAGGCGGCGGAAGATATGCACCCCAACATTTTCCTCGTGATTGACGAGGCACGTTGGTTGGAGCGCATTTCCCGCATCAACCGGCGGGGCACTGCCGGACTTGACTACACTGAGTGGGACGCCCATATGTGTGCGAACTTGATGTACGCCATAGCGGAGTCGCTGATGGTGTTTGCGGGAGCCGACGAAGAGTTGGCACGCTATGTTGCAACTTGTTGCGCGCACAACTGGGCGGTCTCACCCTCAGGTGAGGTCTACATAAAGTTCGGTGGGAACGCCTCTGGACAGTACCTCACGGCAGTCATTAATTCCTTGTACCACATGGTTATCAACCTCACTGGTTGGAGTGTGGTCCTCGGTGTGGCCGCCGGAGAGGTGCTTTCCCACGTCGACTTTCTCCTCACGGGTGACGACGAGGTTCTGAACCCGACGAGTGTTGAGGAGCTTTCCGAGTTCGTGGAGGTGACGTCCTCACGTTTCGGCACTGTCGTCAAAGTCGACCTCTGCGACGGAGGCCTTTATCCTGTCGGGGCTCACGCCCCGTACTTGTCAAAGGTAACCGCTCGCGTCGGCGACCTAGTCTTGACTCTGCCGGCCAACCCCTCAAGGACCCTACGCACCTATATGGTGCCTCCACCGGAGGGCGATGCGGAGGAGGAGATCTATCCCGCAGTCATGCGCAATGTCTACGGGTACTACCTCATCCACACCTACGGACTCGGATGGCCGATCCCGCGGCAGGTTGCGGCTTTTATAGCCGATTACGAGAGCCGGGACTATCTGTCCTGGCCAGCGCACAAGGCGGCAGGTTCCCTCTATGGGGACTTCGGAGGCG